CGTCCGGAGTAAATTGAACGCCCTGTCCAAAATCGGTTAGTTTTTCTTGCAGATCAATTTGCGCTTCAACCAAAAGGCCGTAGGCCGCGAGCCGTTTCATAGCAGGCGTGGGTGATACCCCGTGTTCTTCAGCGTCCGCAAGAACGTCCCCGATTGTCGTGATTAGTTGTTTTGTATAGTCCACATTGGTCTCCCGTATAAGAGTTAACATTACTTATCCCATACCATAGGTAAAAAAATATGTCAACGGCTCTGGAGTTCTTTTACGCGGGTCTCTTTATACACTTCCCACATAATACGAAGCTGCCCGCTTATTGTGCGGCCTTCGGCTTTTGCGATTGTTCTAATCTGCTCATATACCTCAATTGGCACCAAGACAGACTTCCATTTAGTTATATCCATTAAGGAAAACTCCATATATAGCGTTTCTATAAGCGAATATATAGGAGATATGGTATGTACGCAAGAAAAAAAGGCCCCGCCGAAGCGGAGCCAGTTTAAGGGAGGAACACCATGAAAAAGCTTACTTAGCTTCACCCCAACTTGGGCCGATCTCTATGTCGCATTTACTTGGTATTTCCAATGGTACAGCATTTTCCATGATGTTGGCAATATTTTCTGCTGCCGCACGGTCTTTTACCGAAATAGCTATTTCATCGTGGATTTGAATCAGTGGAACATGTCCTTGCTCATACATGTTGACCATAGACTGCTTAGTCATGTCTGCGGCGGACGCCTGAATAAGCCTGTTTAGGGCTTTGTAGGTATATGCCCGTTTAAGCCTCGTTGTTTCGCCGTATTCGTCAATGGCTTTTTGGTACGGAAGAGCTTTGTTCATGGCAAAAGTGTCTGGCTCCCACAGATCAAAGCGGCATTTACGCCCCAATAAAGACCGCACAGAGCCTCCACTTGTTTTGTCGTTCAAACGTGCCTGAACACCGTTCATCAAGCCCTTAACGAACGGGACGCGATCATGGTACTGCTTAACCAGACTCTTGGCGTCTTCTACGTCAATGTCTAGTTGCTCAGAAAGTTTGTTAACGCCCATTCCGTACATCATGCCTAAGTTAATCGTCTTCGCCTGTTTGCGATTGATCGACGCCATTTCTGCAACCATCGTATGAAAATCCATATCAGGATCGTGTCTATAAGCATTTACGAACTCCTCTACGCCCCGCATTGAGCCGCCGCGGTGTTTATTAAATAAGTGTGCATAATGTACCAAGATGCGCGGTTCTTGCTGCGAGAAATCAATAGCCGCCCATTGCTCGCCCTCTTCTGGCAGGAACAAGCTACGGATCATCGGCCCCAGTTCAGGGTCGCGGGCGGGGATTTGCTGTAGGTTTGGGTTGGACATTGAAATGCGCCCCGAAACCGTGCCGCCGTCGTCTGACCTAATCTGGTTGATGTGCCCGTGAATGCGTCCGTCTGTCCGGCAGTGCTTCATAATTGTGTTGATGAAGGTTCCGCTAGTCTTGTTTAGGTTTCGGGCCTGCACGATTAGTTGTGCCAGTTCATGCGGGTGATCCGTCAGGAAAGACTTTGTAAAGGACGGTGCGCCCTTTTCAGTTTTTGGGTAGGAAATGCTTAACTTATCAAAAGCTTTAGAAATTGAAGCAGCCGCCCAAAGCTCTACGTCCATACCGGCCACAGACTTTATTTGTTTAACAATGTCTTTTTCTCTTTTAAGAAGCATGTTACGAGTGCGCTCGACACGGTTTTGATCAATACGGACGCCGCGCCATGTCATGTCGATTAAGCAGGGCAAAAGCTTTAATTCAAGGTCCGCGATATGCCAAAGGTCTTCTTTGGTTAATTGTGTGGATAAATAATTCCATAAATCTAGGGTTATTTCTGCGTCATTTTGAGCATACGGGCCGACATACATCGCAGGCATTTTCCACATCTCAGCTTTAGGGTCGAGCCCGAACTCACGAGCGGCTTCCTGCAAAGTCTTTTCGGTTTTAATTTTGCCCAGCAAATCGTAGCAAAGCGCATTCAAACTGTAGCTGAACCGGTTTTCATCTAACAGAGCGGCTACCAGCATGGTGTCGATGATGCGCCCGTTTATCTTGAACCCCATACGACGTATCCAACCGGCGTCGTATTGAGCGTTGTGCATAATCTTGTCCGCGGGGCACTCAAAAACTTTCTTGAGCCACTTATTGACAATGCGCTCATCTAAGTTACCGCCCCCAAGGTGGCGAATAGGTATGTATCCAGCCCAATCTGCTACCGCGATAGCGTAGCCCACAACTTCCCCGTCTCCAGTGGGCCATCCCGGCCCGTTAACTTTGATGTTTGGGTCGCGTGTTTCAACGTCGATAGCGATCTGCTTTGCATCAAAGATGTCTGGCAGTTCTGCGGGTGGAACCCATTCACTCTTGGGACCGAACATTGTCATTTGCAAACTCATTAGAAAAGTTCCGTATCAGAAATAGGTTTTTCGCCGCCCAACGCAGCATAGCCACAGATGTCGATCCACGAGTCTTCGTGGTCGGTCTTCATCAAGCGGGCGGACTTTACCATAATCATACAAAGCACAAACTGTTGCTCCGTTACTTCTTGCCCTAATACAACGGACCAGAGCTTCGCGATATCTTGAAAGTTCCGGTGTGCGTCGCCGTAATCTTTTGCGCGGTCGCCGTTAATCAGGTCGCCTGCGGTATCTAAAATTTCTTCACGATTCATATCCAATAACTCCGGTTCATGTCTTCTGGCTCAATCAAGTAAAGGTTTTCCTTGGTACGAGTGACCCCTACATAAAACACTCGGTGTAAATCATCAGGTGCTGCCTCTGAAGCTTTTTGCGCTGCGGGAGACAAGTCGGTGTATAACACAACATTGTCGGCTTCGCCGCCCTTAGAGCCGTGGATCGTGGACAGCGCAATACGTGGAATGGCATTAAATTTCTCGCCGCGCCGCAAAAGAGCCGTGATGTACGCACGTTCACCGCTAGGAATTTTATCCATAGCCTCATGCCATATCATTTCTATAGTGGCTTTTAGGCCGTGGTTAACTGTCAACTCTTCCAAGTTAACTAATTCATCATCATCTAAAGCAGGCAATTTTTTAAATCCGCGCTTGACTCTGTCGCCAACTGACATATAACTGTAAATGGCTCGTGCAGCCTCTCCTGTAATTCTTTGACCCTTACGTAGTTGTTCCCATCCATTGATGGCTTCACTCAGTTTCTCTGATATTGACCTATTCCCGTTACGGTTAAACAGAAACCCGCGACTTTTTAAGTCTTGGGCAGCGGCGTCTAAGAAATAATTAGCTTGGGCTAGCACGAGCCACGAACCTTTCTCAAAACTAATATATCCGGTGGTAGGTATCCGCTGCACGGAGCCGTGGTCCAGTTTAGGCAAGTAGGTTTTTGCTACGCGACGTTTAATGCGTTTAGCAATGCCTTCAGCTAATGGATGTACGGACGCTGGTACGCGGTAAGATTGCTCTAGCACCTCGTAACCACCATTCAGTCCGATAAAGTGTTCTACGTCTGCACCGGCCCAGCGATAAATAGCTTGGTCGTCGTCTCCCGCGCAATAGATGCGGTCGGAATGCTTTTCTAAAACGTGCGCTACGTCCCACTGCAAAGGTGATAGGTCTTGCGCTTCGTCAATAAAAGTAATTGCTAGTCGTGGACAGAATTGTGCGCCGTCTCGTACAAACACGTCCAGCATGTCGGTAAAATCGTACAGATCAAACCGGTTCTTATATTTAGTCATGCATTCTGAAACATACTTTACCGTGGACCACGGGTCGTCTAAGCCGCTCTCGTCGTATTGTTGGCGAAGATCAACTTTGCGGAGCCTAGCTAAATTCAACAGGCTGATTATTGGGTTGTTGTTTTTATTTAGGTCGAAAGTTTCTTCCCCGCCAAGGCCGTTTCTATTGCCGACAAGGTCATATCCGATTTCATGCCCCAACTCTTTATAATGCTCCGGCTGCATAACCTGTTCGGGCCGAATGCCCGACAGCTTTAACGCAAAACTATGTAGCGTTCTGAACCAAGGCAACTGAACAGGCTCAAAGTTAAACCTAGTACAAGCGCGTTCGATGGCTTCGTTAGCCGCCTGTTTGGTAAAAGCAAAGTAGCCGATATGCGCGGGGTCTACACCACGAGACAGAGCCTCATCCACTTTGTTAAGAAGCGCGGTGGTTTTCCCCGTTCCGGGCGGACCGTAAATGCGAAATATCTTGTTGTCCATTTTCTTCCAGCCTTTTACAAATTTCTTCTACAGTTTTTTTACCCATGTTTGGGATCCGGCACATTAATCTGTGGTGGCTCATGTGCTCTACAAAATCGTCAGGGCTAAATTGCAATAGGTTTTCGTTATAAAGGCAATTGTAAGCGCGTCGGCTCCACCAGATATCTTTCATTGTTCTAGGCGGAGAGGGCCGTGATGCGCGGGCTGCTTCCCACAAAGCTTTCTTATCTATCTTTGCTACAATCTGCCTGACACGCTCGCGCGTGATACCATATTCATCTGCCACAGATTGCAGGGTACGTTTTTCTACCACACGCTTGTGGTAAACTTCTTCATTACGCGCCGTGTTCTTCATCGGTAATATCCTCTATGCTGCCCATTAGCTTTACAAAAATAGGGGTTTCGTCGCCAACCCAAGCGTCTACGACATTGAAGTACATAAACTCCACGGCTTCATCGAACTCCATGCGATCACGTTCGCATAAGACCGCGACACATTTATCAAAGTCGTAGGCGATTATATCCGGCTGGCCGCTTCTGCTTGCCACA